TCATTTGGTCGGCTTGGCGAGTGCCCCGACGCGTCGATAGACCCGCTCGGTTATGTCTCCTTTCGTGTGGCCAAGCAGCAGGCTGGCATGGTCGACATCGGTGATTTCCGAGGCCGCCTTCGGGCGAATGTCGCGGAACTGGAATTGGCTGATCCGGCCTGCTAGCACCTGGTCTCCGGCTGCGACAGCTTCCTTCACCGCCTCTTCCCGGGCATCGTCCCAGCGGTGACGCAGCATCGCGGCAGTAACCCGCTTGCCCGCCTCAGTGAGGATCAAGTAAGGCGAACTGTGAGCCTCGTTGCGTTTCAAGATCTTTTCGATCAGAACGCCCAGGCCGCTGGCCAATCCGTCCACCTCCAGCATGATCCGCAGCTTCTTGTGGGTCTTTTTCTGTTTGACGCCGAGGGCCTTGTCCTCGATGTCGTCCTTCCTCATCACCAGCACGTCCGCAGGACGCTGGCCCGTCAAATACGCCAAGTCCATGGCTACCCTCAGCTCTTCAACCGCTTTCGCATACACCGAACTCCAGACTGCGTCATTTGCGTAGAAGTCTCGAGGAGTCTCCTTGTTTTTACGCACGCCCTGGCAAGGATTCTCCTTCGTTGTGAAGCCCCACTCTCGGGCCAGGTTGTAAACGTGGGACAGGAGAGCGATCTCTCGGTTTGCCCTCACAGGCGCTGACCTGGCATCCCGGTACTGTGCGACCAGGGCCGGCGTTATTGCATCAATCGGCGCCTCATCGAAGAAGGGGCGAAGCTGGCGAAGCTCTGCGAGATTGTCTTTCTGAGTCCGTTCTGCCTTCTTGGGGATTACGTCGCGTTGGTACCTATCGAAGATCGCTTTCATCAGCAGCAGCTCAAGAGGCTTGTCTTTCGCTTCAAGCTCCGCCCATTTTATGCGGGCGATGTTCAGGTCGGCGCCTAGGGTGATCTCTTTTCCCGATCTGTCTAGGTAGTAATAGCTGACCCAGACCTTGCCACTTTTGCGCTTGCGCTTTCGTTCGTACAGTCGTGGCGGGAGGTGCCGGTTTTCAGTCTTGCGAGGGCGCATATCACCTCACCTTGGAAAAATCCGGCATCCACGCCGGTGTATGCGGTGGAGGAAGCGGGGCCATTGGCACCACTTCAAGGGGCACGCCCAGCTGCATGCGGGCGTACTGGCGGCCCACCAGGGGACGGCCGCCGCGGCTCTCGACGAAGTGCCAGCCGCGTTCGTTGAGCCAGCGGCGCTGCCAGCCCCTGGCCTTGTAGCCGGTCAGGTCGGCCAGCTCTTCGTCCGAAAGGATTTCTGTGTCCATAATTAATACCTAACTGAGATCAAAATTAATGTTGGGTAAACAATGACAGGGTTTAAATGGCGGGTACAAAAAAACCGGCCTAAGGCCGGTTTCTTTGAGTGAGGAGGTAACTTACTCTTGGCTGTATATTTCCTTGGTGAAGTAGGAGCTGCTTTTTTCGATCTCCGCTTCTAGCCAATCTGAGGAGTAGGAGTTCTTGCGTTTGGAGCTTTCAATTAGGTAGCCTTCAAAGCTCAAGCTCACAGATGTGACGCCCTCATTCTTCTTTAGTGAGGAAGCCAGAGCATCTGCGAGATTCTTGCTATCTTTAGCTTTGCTCATGTTCTGCTCCTGACCATTCTGTGACATTTCGCTCGATGTATATAGATAGTAGTTTTGCTATCGTGAGCGTGAAAAATTTATCTCGTTCCCAATTAAACTGCCCTGCGCTACTACTGGTAAATACTAGCACGCCCAATGGCTTTTTTCCATCATCCACGCCAAAGTAGTCTTTGACTGGGATTGAAAGGAACGACCTGTATTTTTCTTTGTCTGAGGTGTCGCTCGTTGAAGAGTTGGCTAGCTCAGTACTTTCAAAAATATCATGACAAATCTTCGCTTCCTGCTGCACAAAGGCTAACCCAACGTGACCATAGCCTGGCTTCCATCTTCGATTAGATGTAGTCATCCTGTCATCATGCATACGCCAAACGATGCACAAATCATCATCATTTCTATCGTACAAATAGAGCGCCATGTTGTACATGCTATCACCAGTGAAGCCGAATAATGGGGCTCTATGGTGTGCAAGATGTCCTAACATTGCCTCTAGACCTTCTTGTGAGTCCTCCCACTGTTTCGCAAGTGGGTAGTCTTTGGGCTTTCTGTTGATTTCGGATATCTTTGATTCTAGTTCTAATGTAATCAGATAAATTACACTTTGCTGGGTTGTGGCGGCAAGATAAAGCTCTTTGGCTTTTGGGATGACATCATTTCTGAGATGATCATTCTCATCCGAAATGTTGTCGATCTCGATGGCATTTATGTGCCTTGAGCCACCCCTGTATAATATAAGTGCTAGGGTCGCATGAAGTGCGATGGCAATGATTGCAAAGCCGCACTCTAAGAATGTAAAGCTGTTGTCCGCGGAAAATAGCTTGCTAATGCATAAGCCTATTATGATTGGGGATATCAGAGTCATCCACATGCTTGCGAGAATTATTGAAATTGCAACTATGTTTGACTCAATTAACTTATTTTTTAGATTTAGTTGTCGTAGGTCCATCTCGAATTCTCAGGATATTTTGCGCTATATGCAAGATTCTAGCTCCATAGTCAAGACGTATTGCCGCGTCATCCCGCAGATTTGCGCTACCTTCCCGCCGCTCGAAGCCTGCGCGCCCTCTGTAGATAGTGCTGGTCATGCAGGCGAGGGCGATCATGGCATCAGCTCCTTGGGCCCCTTTGTGTTTCGCTGAACTTGGCGCAGACAATGGAGCGGCAGATGGCGATCAGTGGAGATTCACTACCACCGTCTAGCCGCTCGCTTGCGGTAGCGGGATAGAGGGGGAGGCATTACAGCTGGGCGGAGTACAAATGTGCTCTTCGCATGATTCCGCGACTAGCATGGCGTAATGGACGCCCAAATCATCGAGCATTACTGCCAGCGCATTGCTGACTTCAATCCCACACACTGATGGAGTCGACAGATAAAACGAACAATCCACGCAATTCAGTTGCTGACCGCGCTCGCGCTTCTTGTTGATGCGTTTATCCGCGCAGGCTGGCTGGCTGTAAGCTGGCGTTCAAGTCGTTTGCCTATCCAGCGCACCACTAACACGGCCTTGCTGTTGCCGATCGCTTTGTAGCGCGGACCGTCCGGGCATGAATCGGCGGGCTTACCGCGATAGGGTATACGGGTGTGGTCACCGGGAAAGCCTTGGAGCCATTCGCACTCCCGAGGGGTAAGGCGCCGGACACCAGCCTCTCCTTGGGCCATTGGTTGGATGCGGCCGGTGCCGTTCTCGCTGGCGTCGAACTCTTCGGCCTTCAGCGTGTGAGTGATATCGCTGGTAATGCACACTGCGACCTGCCCGCCAGCGCTGGAATGGCTGGCGCTGTGGTTTATGGCGCGGAGGGATGGAGCCAGGTCCCCGGCGTCGGCGCCATGAGCCTTGCAACTAAAGGCGAGAAGAGCGTTCTCCTGACCGCTGTTTCGCCCCAGGGCGAATGCCTGATCATCAGCCACGCATGGATCTTGCGTACCGTGCACCACCAGCATTCCGCTCTCTGCGTCCTGCTGTGTTGCGCTGCCGGCTGCTTTGCCGTTCGCCTGAAGCGTGCCAGAGACGACAAATGCTTCACTCTCAAAGTCCATACGGCCGCTGGCGCTAGCGCATGCGTTGCGGGCTGGCGCTACATCAATCGGTCCGCTTGTGTTGTTACCTCCGAATACCTTCGGCCATTCTGGCGGTGCGATTACATGGCCCCCTGTAGCGCCATCTGTTCCTGGAAAGCCGCCGCCTTCAGTGCGTGCATCAAGGGTGCAGGCAGTTTCTTGCCCCTCGACTCGGCGCGGCGGAGTATCCCGGTGCACGCCTTCGCGCTCAAGAAGTACTTCGAGTGGATCGAACCCTGCTCGAGCACTTGCGACAACGAACACACGGCGGCGTCGTTGGGCCAAGCCGAAATATTGGGCATCCAGAACCCGCCATGCGACTGTTCGCGTGGGTCCATACACACAACCAGCGTCCTTCCATTTGCCCCCTGGCGGTTGGAGTTCTTCGGATTCGCCCACCAGGGCCCCGAGGAAGCAGCCAAACGCGTTGCCTTTGTCGGAGAGGACGCCGGGGACGTTTTCCCAGAGACAGACAGCCTCGGGCTCGCCGTGCATGGTTCGAACATGGTCAATTGCATCGAGCAGCTCCACGTATTTGATGGTGAGGGCGCCCCGGGGATCGGCCAGGCCTTCTCGCATGCCGGCCACGCTGAAGGCCTGGCAGGGTGTTCCGCCGACCAGCACCTCGGGTGCCGGGATCTTGCCGGACAGCACCATGGCTGCCAGGCGGGTCATGTCGCCGTGGTTCGGCGTGTCAGGGTAGTGGTGAGCCAGCACCGCACAAGGGAATGGCTCGATCTCGGCGTACCAGGCGGCACGCCAGCCCAGCGGGTGCCAGGCTATGGTCGCAGCTTCAATGCCGCTGCAGACGCTTCCATATGTGATGGGCATGATGGCTCCTTGCTGCTATTCTCCCTGGCCCAAATGGCCTACCAATGGAATGAGCAAACAAATGGCAAACTGGTTTGAAGATAATCCCGTTAAAAGTATTATTTCCCATACGTGTATCGTTGGTGCGACTATTTGGGCGGTGTCTTATTTCATACTGGATGAGAATAAGGTCAATGTTTATAAGGCTGCCTCCGAGCAACACCAAGCCAAGATTTCGGTTTTGGAGTCAGAAATATCTAATCTAAAATCTGAGAATGAAAGGTATCGCTCCTGGTTGTTACAGGATCCGAAGTCGTTCTTGAGTTTAGAATCCAAGATTAAAAGCCTTGAGGTATCACTGGAACAGGCTGATAAAGTAAAATTGCTTGAGGCCGGGGAAAAGCTTCTTGGTAGTCAGCTCTATGAGTTCTCTAAAAGCTTTGATAAAGGGGAGTCTTTCATAGATCCTAAAACTAAGGCTGTTATTGGTGTGTCAGATGTAATGTCTGATTATACTGCTAATGCATTGGTGAACGTGCCAGGCGCCGAGGAGAGAGAATATAGGTCGGTCAAGCCAGGGAAGTCTTGGGAGTTTTACAAGGATGGTAAAAAATATAAGTTGACCCTCGATGCGGTCAATTGGCTGAATAATGGGTTGAAGGCCTCTGTTTCCGAAATTTCGGAGTAAACGCTCTTCCAAGCTTAAACCCGATGCCGCTGGCAGAGCCGTAGGGTCAGGTGGCGAGCGGGAACTGCTTGGCCAGGGCCTGCTGAACTGTCGAGATGATGCGGCAGAGGTGGGCCCAGTCCGGGTTGGGTTCCATGGCGTCGGCCGGCAGGTTCCACCAGTCGTCACCGAACACGCGATGCATGAACTCGCGGTGGGCGCCACCGCACTCATCGAGCGAGCTGGTGTGGCGAACATCCTCGGCCTCGTCGAGCAGGCTCCGGGCATCTTCTGAGTCCAGATCCCGGTCACGCCGCATTTGCACGATCACTTTCCGCGCTTGGTCGGCCAGGGCCTCAGCATTGAACCGGCGGGAGCTCAGCGACCGGTCGAAGTAGCCGATGATGTAGGCGTCGTGCAGCTTGCAGAAGAACTGGGCCACATTCAGGCCATCCCACATGCCGCCCCAGTACGCGTGCCAGGTCTTGTCGTAGCAGTTGACGGTGATCTTGCCTTTGCAGGGCGCCAGGTCTTCGAGGTACACGCTGATCCGGTCGAGGTTCGGCGCCTCAGTGATCAGTAGCTTGGTGACTGTCGAGGTCTCGACTTGCATTTCGGTACTCCATGCATGGGCCGCCCTCCGTGGTCGGATGCGGCATGATGGCAATTTGATTTGATTTGGGTAATAGTGCAGCGTCAGGATGCTAATATCTGGGAATAGGGGGCTGGAAAATTGAAAATAAAGTTAGGCGGGTTAATTGCTCTTGTGATTTTGTCTATCGTTGGGTCGTATTGTGGCTATTATTATTTTCTTGTTTCTGGTTGGGAAGGTGTCAATGGTGTTAAAGAGCTTACTGGGGTCCGGAGTGGTACATTTGGCGATGCATTTGGCGTGATAAATGCTTTGTTCTCTGGGCTCGCTTTTTCTGGTGTTTTGATAACTTTGCTTTTGCAGCGAACGGACTTGGCAGAAAGTCGTGAGCAAGTTTCTAGGCAGCAGATCGAATCACACTTTCTTAACTTGCTTAGCCTTCAGCAATCGGTGGTTCAAGGCTTTGATCTTCATGATTCCGATGACAATAGTGCCTTGGTCGCGCAAGGCAGAGACTGCTTCAGGGTTTGGAGGGGCTACTTATTTAAAGTTTATGGAAATTACCGTTTCCTGTACCCTGACTGTAAGTCTGAGTCAAAGAAATTTCGATGGGCTGTTGAAAATATGATGGTTAAGTACCAAGGGGATGCTGGGCTGTACTTTAGGAGTCTGTATTCAATTTTCAAGTATCTCGAATCGTCTGCTCATAAAGATAAGAGGCAACTGGCTTTGACAGTGCGCTCGTTCCTTTCGGATTACGAGTTGGTTGTTATCTTCTATAACTGCTTGTCGGTCCGAGGTCATGGTTTTACAAAGTATGTGAATAGATATTCTTTGTTTGACAATCTGGATGTTGAGTTGCTTTTGAATTCTTCCCACGTCAGGCATTTCGAAAAGTCGGCATTTGGAAAAAATAAAGCAGCTCTTGATGCTTGGAACGCAGCGGATCAGAAAGCGACACCAGGTGCTGCTGGCGCCGGCCATGCCGCAAGCGTGCAGTGATGCGTTTCATGCTGCTTTCTACTGATTCCAAGCGCCGACAGCGGCAAAGATCTTTGCGGCCTCTGCTACGTCACGCGTTGTGTCGGTAGGGATGGCGATCCAGCCGGCCGCCACCAGGTGATTGAGGGCCGTGGCCCGCAGGTCGGTGTAGGTGGCTCCGATCAACTCGGTCAGGTGCTCGGCCCGGTAGTTGCCCTGCGGCCCGGCAGGATCGCTCGAGGCGCGCACGCATGTTGTGCGGCTTGCGCTTGCTCATTGCAGGGCGCCTCGCTTTTTCGCCGCGCCTGCCTCCATCGCATCCACAAACACCATCGCGGCCTTGTAGCTGAAGCAAAACCCCTTGGTCTTGCCGCTGGCCATCTCGATGATGTGCCAAGCCTTGCCCTTGGCGACTGCCTGGAACAAAGGTTCGGGCGTCGGGGCAGGGCGGCCAATCAGCTCGTAGAACTTGGCGGTAGCCATGAGGGAGCGTGCACGTAGGGCGGCCAGGCCGTCCACGCGCTGTTGCATGGAGTGGTGCATGTGATGATCCTCTGTTGGGATTCAGGCGTGGTGCTCGAAGGCCTCGGCCTTGCGAACGATTCGAATCTGGGCAGTGCGCCGCTCGGGCGCTCTGCGGTCGCGACGCAGTGGGTCGCTGTCGTCGATGACCGCGTGCATCGCGATCAGGCCGGCGAGGGCGATGCACAGCGGGCTGATGATCTGCCGGCGCATTGCTTCGGCCACGGCAGCTGCTCGACGCGCTACGCCGAGCTTGAACATGGCGTTTTCAATGCGGTTGGCGACTGTGCCCGGCGCAATCTGCATCTGCTGGGCGATTTGTTTGGCGGTCATGCCCTGAGCAACGCCGAGCAGCGCCTCTAGCTCGCGTGGAGCCAGCCCTTTGCCAAGGTGGCCTGTCCATGTGCCGCAGGTGATCGTTTCCATGAGTAGTCCTTGGTGGGCTGCATTGGAGAGCCTATCCCTCACGCGATCTCGATGTTTTCGGCGAACGCGGCGCAGCCTAGGTCCTCGATGACGTAGGCCTCGTTGACCGACTCGAAGTTTTCGATGCGGTCGCGGGCGGCGTTATCGACGACGGTCTTGCGGCGGCTGCCTTCCTGCCAGTAGTACGACAGGTTGTCCAGGCGGGTTACGAACAGGCCGTTGGCCGGGAAGTGCGGGACACGCACGGCCGGCAGGTTGCCAATGCGCTTCTGGCTGGTGACGATGTCGGCCGCCAACATTTCGGTCGGGGCATTGGGCTTGTTGATGATCGGGAAGTACTTGTCGGCCAGGATCTTGCGACCGCAAACCACCACCAGCTCGGTGTCCTCCTGGTACCAGGGCTCGATCAGTTCGTTGACCATGGCGAACACCAGGGCGTCGATGTTCTCGAAGTCCTTGCCGGCGCCGATGGCGATCTTGCCGCTGCCGTCGACTACTTCCTTCATCACGCGCGCGGCGTTTTCCAGGCGCATTTTCTGCAGCCAGCCGATGTTTACGTCCTGCAGCAGCGGGTTGGTTGCTGGGTTGGAGGTGGCTGCGCGGCTGATGCCGTTCCAGCCGACGCAGATGCGGTTAAGCGCCATCAGCTTGATGATCGCGTCACGAATGCGGGCTTGGAAGTCCGGGAATTTGGCCCAGGCGTCGAGCTTCTGGTACTTGAGGTGGGTGTCGTAGTTGGTCTGAGTACAGACGTAACCGCGGCCGTCGAGTCCGGTAGGGTCGCGGGTCTCGCGGGCTTTGAGGTCCGTGTCGGTGGTGCCGGCGATGTTGCCGACCACACCCAGGCCGATCTTTTCACCCATCTGCTCGGTGACGCCGTAGCTGTTGATCATGCCCAGGAACTGACTGGACTCCTGGATGCGGCTTTCGAGCTTCTGGGCCACGGCCGGGTTGGCGGCGAATTTGGTCGTGACGTCAGGCACGCCGTGGAGCTTGGCCATCTGGGCCAGGTATTCGTTGTAAAGCAGGCGGGTATCGTTACGCATGGCCCTGCACAAGAAATGGCGCAAGACCTACTTCTCGACGCCGAGCAGCATGGCCCACCCCGCGTACACCTGGTGGACGGGCGAGCGCCTGAACAAGGGTAAGCCGACGGCACAGCACATCAAGCTGGACGTGAGCCATGAGGCGCTGCAGCAAGGCCGGCTGTGTGAGGACAAAATCTGGCGCCAGGTTGTCACGATTCTCGACGCCGAGGCCGGAGGGTGTGATCTGTTCGACCTGGATGACCTGCGCATCGAGTACGACGCCGCGTCCTTCCAGAACCTGATGATGTGCGAGTTCGTCGACGATGGCGCGAGCATCTTCCCATTGGCGATGCTGCAGCCATGCATGGTCGATAGCTGGACGGTGTGGAACGACTACAAGCCCTTCGCGGCCAGGCCGTTCGCCGACCGGCAGGTCTGGGTCGGCTATGACCCGGCCGAAACCACCGACAGCGCGGGGCTGGTGGTGGTGGCGCCACCGTTGGTACCGGGCGGCAAGTTCCGCATCCTGGAGCGGCACCAGTTCCGCGGGATGGACTTCGACGCTCAGGCCGAGACCATCCGCAAGGTGACCCAGCGCTACTGGGTGACTTACATCGGCATCGATACCACGGGCATGGGCGCGGCCGTGGCCCAGCTGGTGCGCCAGTTCTTCCCCGGCTTGCGGACTTTCTCCTACAGCCCCGAGGTCAAGACGCGCCTGGTGATGAAGGCCGTGGACGTGATCAGCAAGGGCCGGCTGGAGTTCGACGCCGGCTGGACGGACGTCGCCCAGTCGCTCATGGCCATTCGCAAGACCATCACCGCTGGTGGGCGGCAATTCACCTACACCGCCGGCCGCAACGAGACCACCGGCCATGCCGACCTGGCGTGGGCGCTCTTTCACGCACTGCAAAACGAGCCGCTGGAGGGCCAGACCACGGCCAACACCGGCTTCATGGAGATCTACTCATGAGCAAACCGAGCAAACGCCGCCAGCGCGGCGAAGAAGTGGCGCCGCCGGCCGGCGAGGGCGAGCTGCTCGTCAAAGGGGCCGGCGGGGAGTCGATGGCGTTCACATTCGGCGAGCCGGTACCGGTGCTGGATGGTCGCGAGATCCTGGATTACCTGGAGTGCTGGTCCAACGGGCGGTGGTATGAGCCGCCGGTCAATCTGGACGGGCTGGCCCGGTCGACCAAGGCCAGTGTCTACCTGCAGTCGGGGCTGACGTTCAAGCGCAACATGCTGGTGCGCAGCTTCATCCCGCATCGGCTGCTGAGCCGGCAGGCGTTCGAGCAGATCGTCATGGACTGGGGATGGTGTGGGAACCTGTACCTGGAGAAGCGCGACAACATGTTGGGCCAGGCCCTGGGCCTGCAGCCTTGCTTGGCCAAGTACATGCGTCGCGGGATCGATCTGGAGACCTACTACCAGGTGCGGGGCTGGAAAGACGAGCACGCCTTCAAGACTGGCAGCATCTGCCACCTGCGCGAGGCCGACATAAATCAGGAGATTTATGGGTTGCCCGAGTGGCTGCCCGCGCTGCAGAGCGCGCTGTTGAACGAGAGCGCCACGCTGTTCCGGCGCAAGTACTACCAGAACGGCAGCCACGCCGGCTTCATTCTCTACATGACCGATCCGGCTCACAGCGAGAAGTTTGTCGACGACCTACGGGATGCAATGAAAAACAGCAAGGGACCGGGCAACTTCCGCAACCTGTTCATGTACTCGCCCAACGGGAAGAAGGACGGTATTCAGCTGCTGCCGATCAGCGAGGTGGCGGCGAAGGATGACTTCGGGGCGATCAAGAATATTAGTCGGGATGACTTGCTCGCAGCCTTGCGCATTCCGCCGCAACTGATGGGCATCGTGCCGCAGAATGCTGGAGGATTCGGTTCTATTAAAGAAGCGACAGAGATTTGGGTTCACAATGAGTTAGAACCTGTGAAGAACCGCTTGAAACAGGTGAATGACTGGCTTGGGGAAGAGGTGATCGCTTACTTGGACTAGCCTTAGTAAGGATATTTTTTAATGTTCATTAATGGTTTGGTTGCGATGCTGTCGTTTTCACTGGTGAGTATTGCTCCGTCCTTAAGCGGGGCGTAAGGCCAATTGGGGTCTACGGTGATTCTAGTGTCGATTCTTAAATTGTATAGCTTGTGTATGTCGGTTCCTAAGTGAGAGGTCAGGTCGATGATGCCCGGAATATTAAAATCTGGGTTTTGATTTTTTTCTCCAAAGCTGAACGCTAAAGGGTAGGTTTTATAGGAGGAGATCCCAAAGGGCGAAAAGCTTTTTCCGAACTGTGCGTGATAGAGATCTTTGAGGATTGCTTGCTCTCTGAAAGGATATAGCCATAGTTGAAATTGGTACCCCTCAGGGAAGTTTGCTTCCGGCGTGAGAATGTATCGTCGCAGCTTTCTTATGAAACGATGACGTGCTTGAGGGGCTTCATCATTTGCGATGAAATGTGCGGTTACTGCTCTGGCAATCTTGTTGAGTTCAATATTTTCTAATGTTATTACAGGTTGCATGAGGAATTTTACGTTTCTGAGCTGAAAAGTTGCCTCTCTATAGGCTCGGGTAAGAGATGGGTCTAGTAACTGTCCGAGAATGTTGTTGTTGCAGTTGGCGCACAAGGTAAGCCGTACAACGCCATTTTGCACCAATCTTGATTTTGGTCGTATTTTATAATGCGCTTTTAGGGTTTTTAGTGTTTGAGTTACCTGGCGTTGGCCGGGCGGAGTAATGCTCTTAGGGAAAACGTGGTCGGCTGTCATTCTTGCACGTTTTAAACAAAGATTGCATCGACGCATATGGGGTGGGCTCGGAATCGGGGTGTGTTGGGTATTTATACTTCTGGATCTTCTTCTTTAAGGTTGTCTTCCATTGAGATCAGAAGATGGTTCAGTGCGTCTTTTATTTTTTGGGTTTGTTGTGTCATCTGTGCTTGAAATTCGCTGAGGTGCGAGTTTAGTCCTAGGTCTTGTCTGATGGCGATAGTTACATCATTTTGTTTTTCTATCACGTCCTCCATGTCGATATAAAGAGTTTTGCAAAATTCGAGTTGCTGAGCGTTGAATCTGTTCCAAGCAGCGTTTCTCTGTTCTGCGTAGTTTCGGGCCTGTTCCGAGTGGAAATTATAGGCCATTCGTAAAGGTGGCATGTTGTCTTCGGTGGCAGCATTGTTTTCGATTAGTCTGGCCATTTCACTTTGTAAACGTTTTACCTCAGTGTTGGAGTTTTCGTACAATTGATTGCTGATATCAATGTCTATACGGGTCTCCTGCATAGGGAAGATTTTGCCCATCAATTTTAAGTGTAGCTCTGTATAGGCGCCAGTAAGCTCGCCGACTTTTAGTGCAGTGGTTGGCTCTGCTATCAGCTGAAGTTTTGCGGACGTTGCTAAAAGGTCGGAAAACTCGATGGCAGGCGCTCCATCAAATTTTTGTTGAGGCAAAGAGCCTAGATGTCCCATCGCTTTGGTCATATGCTCGGCGGCACGTAGGTAAGTTTCACGCCTTAAGATCGCAGTTCGCTCTTTTTGTTTCTCGTTTGAATCGTGAGTCAGTTGGATTTTCAAGCGCTTAGTATTACTGGCATTAGAGAGTAGTACGCCAGTAAAGGTAAGTGCCGATGCAATGATCCCTGACCAGATAACATCCGGAATCGAAGCAATTGCATTCGTAAGCCAAACACATTCCATTTTCTACATTCTCCGGATTTTCCAACTTCATTGTCTGCTGGCATGCTGACATTACCTTCTTCCTGCGACCGGTGCTAGCTACTGTGCTCCGGCGCGTCATCTGCCTCCCATCACACCTTCGGGCGAAGCGCATCGGATTTCTGCTTACCCATTCATAACCCGCCAGGACGAGCTAGGGATAGATCAATCCCTGCGCTTGGCCTGCTCATACGGGTCTAGGGCAAAGCCATCTCTGGACAAATCAATGCCGTATGAGCATCTCGCCATGTTCATGAGGTGGACGTATTCCACGTACGCACTGTTCGCCCGCTTTTGCTCAAGGGAAATTTGCAGACCAAGGGTCTGGTTGATTTCCACTAGCTTGTTGATGTTTCGCTGTGCTCGGGCCAACGCCCGCCGGAGGGTGTCATTCTCATTGCAAAGCATATTGCACTGATGCTCTAGCATTTCGAAGCGATTCGGCATACCCAGCTCGAAGCCGGTGGTATCGATGTTCAT